GTAGGTTTTGATGTCACTAAGGGTCATAATGTCCCTCTCATTCAATCCCAGTTCCTGCATATAAATGGAGTTCTGAATTTTGTTCCCCGGAAGTACCATCAGTGCCTTGTTGGCAGGGACTGCACTATTCCAGGTGGTGGCCGGCAATACGTTGAACTCAACACGACCAGCACCGTTTGTTCCCCCCTTGACGATATCCGAATTGGTTGCACGAAGTGCCTGCATAATTCTAGCTTTCAAGGTAGGAGCAAAATACAATACCATACCAATATTAGCTACATCTCCATAGCCTTTACCTTTGGCATCCTTACTGATTGTGGCGTACCCGGTATTGATGGTGTTGATGTCTTTCTCCAGGGTAGTGGTACCAGAGCCATAAGCAATGGTGTTTGATGCCCCAGCGGTTCCCAACAGGCCATAATGAATATTGGCCCACAGCTCATTGAGCTTGGTTTTGACTGCGTTCATCTGATCGATAAACTGATACAGTTTACGACCTTCCACCATCTCCCAAGTTACTCCGATTCCAGCACCGTATTTCTCAATACCGACCGTGCTCTTGGTTCCAGAGATACCGAAGATTTTTGCCTTTCCGCCTTCCGGTACAAGACTGAAAGTCAGGCCATCGGCAACATCAGCAACTTCCCAGGACAACTGTCCCTTCTTAAGCTGGATGCCTTTATAGGCCTGTTGCCAAAGGGTGTCGTATTCCGGCACTGCCTGAGTTACATTGAACATATCCTTGGTCAACTGAGGAAGATCCGCAGAGGATGAAAAGGCCTGGATAACTCTCTCACCACTGACCATGCCTGAACTCTGGATAAAGCTCTGGATGGATTTGCGAAGCACACTACCCTGTGCCATGGGTTTCAGGGTAATACCTTTCTTGCTGTCAAACACATAGTCTGTGCCAGGATTCTCCCGCATATGTACAACGAGATCAAATACACGTTCAAGATCAATTTTAGCCATATATTTTATCCCTCCTCTATGCCTTCATGAATGCCGCAAAGCCATTCATAACAATATAACCCACTGTGTCTGCACTTGCTGCAGCTTCATGAGCATATCCGATAAGATGATTGCTTGAAGATGCAGTTGTTACTGCACCAGTACCCGGAATAACATACAATGCTACACCTGCAGCCCAAGCCTGACTTGCAGTCTTGACTACTTCAACAATCTCTGCCTCTACGATAACTGTTCCAGCATCCCCACTGGCAACATCCGTCAAGTAAAACCCGTGCGAAGATCCACTGGTTACATAGTCCCCTGCAGAGACCGCAGCACCCGGAACAACCTCAATGGACTTATACTCTTTGCTGAGTAATTCAAACGCCATTTGTTTACCCCACTCCTACTAATTTCAATGCCTCTTCCTCAGGTGTTGACTCTCCATCATCGCCAGTGTCTTCGGTACTACTACCGTCGGTACCTTTTCCGGATTGCGAAGCATCGGTAACACCGAACAGCTTCGCAGTTTCAGCAAAGTCTTTTTTTTCGCTCTCAATATATTCTTTGATCTTGTTATCATCAAACTCCGCAATTATTTCCGGTTTAAAACGACTCAAGATAAAAGTCTTCTGTTTTACTGTAAGATCTTTCGGAATAAACTCCTCAAATCTATCTTTAGCTGAAGCTAATTTCATCTTGGACTCTACTTCAGCGTTTGACTTCTTTGCTTCTTCCAACTCTTTTACCAGAGCATCGTTCTTGTTTTTCAGCTCATCGTTTGTGGCAAATAGTTGACTGAACTCCCTGTCGCTCTGCAAGTCCTCAGCCTGGTACAACTGGTGTGGAAAAACGTTTCTTTCTTTGATAAAATCTTGGACATCCCTAAATGTGACTTCCATTTTTGTTTCCCTCTCCGGGTTCTTTGATTCCGGTTCTTCAAAGCACTGCACTGAGGCCAATCTTAAGGCACCAGGAAATGCTGGACTATCAATCGCACTTGCTCCCAAGGCAATTGCCGATACTTCATTAACATCTTCTACGTAGTAACTGGCCTCATCAATATCGATACTTGCCTCAATAGAGCAAACATCCATCTCCTTAACACTATCCTTATCGGGAAAATGTCCGATGACTACATCCGACAATCTCCCTGCTACCTCTTTGGTAAAAGAAGATACAACTTCACCCACTTGCCTTCTGCCGTCATGCGAGTTATCTTTCCCATGGCCTACAAAAAACTTGGTTCCGTCTTTAATTTTCTGAGCCAGCCTCTGAACTGCTAACTTGGTCCACTGTATTGGCTTTGCTACTTCTCCTAGCACCTTTGGTTTGCTCTGTCCTACGTGCGCCACCGTATAGGCTTGGAGCACTCCCTTTCCCTTCATTGACGCCAACTTCTCTTTTGGTACTTTTGCCTTCAGTTCCTCTGTCGTCATTTCCAGTTCTAATGCTTGTATGAACATCTTCATTTGCTAGTTCCTTTAAGAATAAGTTTTCAAGATAGCTTACCAGAGATACTATGGATTCTTGATAGTCCATCTTTGATACATCTATGGTTATCTTTCCCTCCTTAGAAAACTTTGGATTGTCCTTAGCAACCTCTTCAATATAGTCTACCTTGATTGTTACTTTGTTATCTGGAAGAGGATATACATATGCTGTAATCCTTTTGCCGTCTGCTCTCGCAACTTTCAGCAGTTTCTTATACATACTATTTGCCCTTCTTTTTATTCTCTTCTCTCACTGCGTGCTTTTCTCCGCCTTTGGTCTTGAGAAAGTCTTTGACTGTGAACTCTGTCTTCTGCTCTTTTTTAGGCTGTTCCGGTATCGGCATTGTTTTGCTCCTCTTCTGGGTTTTTATCTTCTGGGTTGTCTTCATTCTCATTAAAGACTAATCCCATTTTTACAAGTTCTTTTTGCTGCTCTTCCTTCTCTGCTTCTACGGCCTTGGCCGTCTTAAGTGGGTCAATGTTTGGAAGCTCATTACGGTAGTCATCAATTGATATAGCATCATCGGAGTATGCTTTGCTAAGGCCGTTGACCCTTTCTGCAAAGTCACCATAATTGATAAGGGGAAGTTTGACTTCAAAATCTTTATCCAGGGTCAGGTTCCCTCCGCTATCAATATATAACTCCTGGGCCTTAGTAATTAAATCATACATTGTTTCCTGCCATACCGTTCTTTCTGATACAGTAGCATTCTTGACGCTCTCATATAGGGAAGTAGCGGTTGCCCGGTTGCTCATTAAGTCTACAAAACCAAGCCAATGAACGGGAACCCCGGTTGTAGCACTTATGGTCTTTATTGTAGCGGTCATTTCTGACTCAAGATTCTGATATGCGGAAGTCCCTGGGCTCTGATAACTGAACTTTGCTTTACCGATGAAGGCCGTTCCTACCTTCCACTGTATTTTCTGCAACCACAACTTAAGGTTCTTGGCCTCTGCTTCAGAAGCAACTTCAAAGGTAGGAGTAACACGGGCATATATAAAGTTGTTCCTGCGTATGTCCTTCAATGCCCTGTCATAGTTATCTATATCAGTTAATACAGCACCGACTCTGGTAGTGGGCATGTATAGGTTTGAATCATCTCCTCCGGTTCTCGCATATATATAATTATCAATGCCTATCGGAGCCCAACGGCCATCCCTCTTTACCTGTACCTCTTCTATCTCATCTGAAAACATCTTATCTGCATACTTGACTCTGAAAGGACTTTCATGACTGTACTTAAGTCTCCTGACTCTGATACAGTCTTCCTCAGTATCTGAAGCTTTGACATAGTCCAAGGAGAATAGAACCTGGCCCACTATCTCTGAGCTCTTGACCGCACTTACAAATACACTGCCATTCAACTTCTGCTTATCCAAAAAATCTTCGATCCATTTAGAAGTTGCTTCATTTTTGCATGATACAGACAGCCCTTCTCCGGAGATAAAGGCTGACCGTACATCTACAACCGCCCTTGTTTGCTGAGAACCAAAGTCAGTGAAGGCATTATACTTCTCATATGTTGCTCTCACCTGGGATTCATAGGTACTATAAGAATTAAACATCCCAGGTATAGAGGAGTTGATTGACCGACCATAAATCAAACTATCGATCTCAACGCCAGGTCTTCCACCTTCTGTTGCATGTATTTCTATCGTCTTTGATTTTTTAGTAAACAGTCCCATAATCAATCCTTAGTAGATACTGTAATCAGTATCGAATGTTTCACCAAAACCGCCATAGCTCACCAGATCATAAAAGCAAAGCACCATGGCGTCTGCTCTATCTGGAGATTTGTTAATTCCATTAGCATGATCTGAGTACTCTTTCTTGCTTTCTATCTTCATTACTTCGTACCCTCTTTTGCCGTTTATATAGTTATACTTTCTCTGCGCCAGCTGGTTCCGTAATTGCTCATCATTCGGCATATCGATATACGGCAACTTATCCCGAAGCTGGAAATACATTTCTGTAACACAATCTTCATAATGCTCTTTATCTACCGGAGAACCGCCAAAGTTTATCCGGTTAACCATGAACCCTTTATCTTCCATCAAGTCTGCTATAGCCATCCCCAATGATCCATTGTCTATATTAAGACTGACTGATGTATCTCCTAGGAATGCGGATAGTGAAGACAGAATCTCTTTTGTATCCATCTTGGTGTTATAGTACTTGTCAATAACCTTATTCCCTATACGTTTGTAGTAGACTATTTCATCACCACCCTGGTGGGCTATATCGGCCCCAACTACCATATCCCCTTCCAACTCTTCCACGTTGTTGGATTTCATTGATATATCAACCATGGATGAAGGACAAACAAAAGTATCGCCAGATGCTCTTATTTCGCCTTCCCATATATGCCTTGCCTCTTCCTCATTCCTTAAGTAGTCTGACTCCTTCTCTTGCTGGAGTGCCTTAGTAAACCACTTATTGTCCCGCCAGTTTAAATAAAGAACCTTGGCGTGTGGGTCTTTGTTAATTATGTAATCCAGGTATACTGCGTCAGTCTCATACCGTGGATTTAAGTCCCACCAGAATACTGCATCGTCTTTACGGATTGTTGGCCGTAAAATATTTATTGACCGTCTGCTTATTGTCTGTGATTCTGCCACCCAACAAATATCTGCTCCCTCCAGAGACTTGATATTGTCGGCATTGTAATCATGCAAACCGAAGAAAGC